CTTTCTAAACTGTCCATCGGGGGGTCGCAAGACCTCCTTTTTTTGTATAATAGGGTCAACTGAAAACCACTAATGCCCGTCAATCACGAAATCAAGTCCCAACTTGCAAAACTTCTTGCTACCGAAGACCTTGTGGTTGAGCACAAGAAAGTAGAGACTGCCTGCTTTAATGTTCATACTCGTGTGCTGACTCTGCCGATGTGGGAGAAGGCAAGCAATACCATTTATGACCTTCTGGTGGGTCATGAAGTCGGTCACGCACTTTTCACACCCGATGAGGATTGGATTAAGGAACGTAAAATTCCTCCTCAGTTTGTGAATGTGACTGAGGATGCACGGGTTGAGAAGTTGATGAAACGTAAATATGCTGGTCTTGCTAAGACTTTTTATGGTGGATATAAAGAACTGAATGATGATGATTTCTTTCAGTTGGGTGATGAAGATATTTCCACTTATAATCTTGCCGACCGAGCAAATCTTTATTTCAAGGTTGGTAATTTCCTCTCTCTTGATTTCACCGTAGAAGAGCAGGATATTATCAATCAGATTGCTGATGCCGAAACTTTTGTTGAGGCACTGGATGCTGCTGAGGTTCTTTATAAGTACTGCAAGCAAAAGCAGCAGGAGGAAACCAAAGTCAATCTAGATTCTCACGAAAATCAGCAATCTGGTTCTGGAAGTACTTCTGCATCTGATTTTAGTGACCAGCAAGAATCTGAGAATGAAGCAGAATCTGAACCCGGTGATGATTCAATCCAAAGTGGTGGTGACTCTGAGCCTACACAAGGTGAGATGGGTGGTGAAACTTCAGAACCTGAAGTCAAGACTGTTGATAATTTGGAAGATGCACTCAAAGACCTTGTGAATCAAGATGGTTGGGAAAATACTTATGTAGAGATTCCTAAACTGAATGTGAATCAAATTATTGTAAGTAATGCTGAGATTCATAATCAGTGTAAGCAATCTTGGGAATCTTATGTTGATACTAATGTTTATGAATCCAGTGAAATCTTTGGTGAGGCAGATAAAGAGTTTCGTGAGTTCAAACGTTCGGCACAGAAGGAAGTTAATTATCTGGTGAAAGAGTTTGAGTGCCGTAAGGCAGCAGATAGTTATGCTCGTGCCTCAACTGCTCGCACGGGTGTTCTGGACTGTTCTAAACTTCATACCTACAAATATAATGAAGACCTGTTCCGTAAGGTTACAACACTTGCAACCGGCAAGAATCACGGTCTGGTGTTTGTTTTGGACTGGTCTGGTTCTATGAGTCGTGTGATGTTGGATACTGTAAAGCAACTCTTCAATCTCATCTGGTTCTGTAAGAAAGTGAATATTCCTTTTGAAGTTTATGCCTTTACGAATGATTATCCAATCATTAAGTATGATGAGAACTATAAACCCATTATGCCTCAACCTCTGTATCAAAAGAAGGAGGGAGTGATTCAGGTTCAGGAATATTTCTCTCTGCTGAATATGCTTACCAGTAAGACAAATGGTAAGACTCTGGAAGACCAGATGCTGAATATCTATCGGGTTGCCCGTAGTTTTAGTGACCAACACTATTCTCGTTATGCCGTTCCAATTGGTTGGAGTCTTTCGGGCACTCCTCTAAATGAGGCTTTGATTGCTCTTCACGAAATTCTTCCTACTTTCCAGAAGGATAATAAACTGCAGAAAGTTCAGTGTGTAATTCTCACTGATGGTGAAGCATCACCTCTGAAGTATCATAAAGAGTTCAATCGTCGTTATGAGGATGGACCTTATCTTGGTACTAATTCTATTGGTACAAATGGTTTCCTGCGTGACCGTAAGACTGGAAATACTTATAGTCTGGATTGTGAATGGTACGGTTTCACTGATGTTCTAATTCGCAATCTTCGTGATAAGTTTCCTACCGTCAATTTTATTGGTATGAGGATTCTGGAATCTCGTGATGCTGGTTCTTTCCTTCGTCGTTATACTGGATGGGTTAATCCTGAATACGATAAAATTATGAGTATCTGGAAGAAAGAAAAAACTTTCTCTATTAAGAACTCTGGTTATCATACCTACTTCGGTCTTTCTGCATCTGCTCTTGCGAATGATGCAGAGTTTGAGGTTGCCGAAGATGCCACCAAGACTCAAATCAAAACTGCATTTGTTAAATCTCTTAAATCTAAAAAGATGAATAAGAAAGTTCTTGGAGAGTTTGTGGAGTTAGTTGCTTGAATAAATAATCAAAAAGTAGTTGTAAGATGAACTCACAAGAACTTCGTGCCCTTCAAGAAGCTTATATGGAAGTTGTTATGAATGAAGGTAAAGTTCCTTGGAATGACCCCAAAAATCCATTGGAAAGTGGACACACTCCAGCAGAAAAGAATAGGGCAAAAAGAGAAAGAACTGGTGTAGAAGACATTGAGAAGTCTCCATCGGATAAAGATTATGCTAGATATGGTTCTATGAAGTCTGTTGATGATGAGCAGTCTAGTGCATCTAATAAAAATAAATCCACTCATAAGTTTCGTGATTTTCCAATCAAAACTAATAAAGGTAAAAAACAAACAACAGGTCAACTCAGAAGGTCTAGGGGAACTCCCACATCTGATGAAAAATCAAATCTTTATCAATCCCCAATTAAAAAGGATGATAAAAGAACTAGAGGTGGAAGAACTGACCAGTGGAAAGGTCCAAATCCAAGAAATGAGCAAGTAGACCTCTACGACATTATCCTCTCACACCTTCTTGATGAAGGTTATGCTGATACTGAGCAAGCAGCACAAGTCATTATGGTGAATATGAGTGAAGATTGGAGAGAAAGTATTTGTGAAGGTTATGTTGAATTAAATAAAAAGAGGCAGAGAAGAATGACTGACTCTGCGATGCGTAAAATGGATAGTGATAAGTGGGAGCAAGCATATTCTATTGAAAATGAAAGAGATACACAAACCCCAGAAGTATCTCAGGCAAAAGCAGCAGCAAATAAAAAGAGGGGAGAGGAGAAAAGAAGAGGTTGAACCACTTTCCAAACCGTCCACTAGGGGGTCTTGCACCCCCTTTTTGCTGCTATAATTACTTCAGTTAAACAAAACCACCTAACTACATTATGCCTCGCAAGACTTCTGTGACTGACGACCAACTGATTGCTGACCTAAAAGGACTGTTCGGTTCTGAACTGAGTGCTGGTGATATTCGTGGATATTGTGCATCTAAAAATCTTGCCTATCCCACAATCACTCGTCGTTTGGAGCAGTTCAAGACTTCTCGTGGTCGTTGGAATCTTGAAGTGACTCCTACCGTTGTTGGTAAAATGGAGCAAGCATATCAATCTCCTGCTGCTCTTCCTGCTGTAGAACAAAACCTTATTCCTGATAAAGATGATACCTTCGTCAAGTTTGGTAATTTTAACGACATTAAGAAAATTATTCAGTCCCGTATTTTCTATCCTGCGTTCATTACGGGTCTTTCGGGTAATGGTAAGACGTTCTGTGTGGAACAAGTTTGTGCTCAACTCAATCGTGAATTGATTCGTGTAAACATTACTATTGAGACTGATGAGGATGATCTTATTGGGGGTTTCCGCCTTGTTAATGGTGAAACGGTGTGGCACAACGGACCAGTCATCGAAGCACTGGAACGTGGTGCAGTGTTACTTCTCGATGAGGTGGATCTTGCATCTAATAAAATCCTTTGCCTACAATCCATCCTAGAAGGTAAGGGTGTATTCCTGAAGAAGATTGGTAGTTTCGTCAAACCTGCTGCTGGATTTACTGTAGTTGCTACGGCAAACACCAAAGGTAAGGGTTCTGATGATGGTAGGTTTATTGGTACTAATGTGCTCAACGAAGCATTCCTAGAACGATTCCCTGTGACCTTTGAGCAGTCCTATCCTGCTCCTGCTACTGAGCAGAAGATTCTGGAAGGTGTTGCTCTGGACTTGGGTGTGGAAGACCGTGACTTCTGCAAGCGTCTTGTAGACTGGGCAGACATCATCCGCAAGACCTTCTATGATGGTGGTATTGAGGAAATCATCAGCACCCGTCGTCTGGTTCACATTATCCGTGCCTACAGCATCTTCCAAGACAAGGCAAAGGCAATCCAAGTCTGCGTCAATCGTTTTGATGACGAGACCAAGCAATCTTTCCTGGAACTTTACGACAAAGTTGATGCTGACTTTGTGATGCCACTTGACGGGGAGCAAGCAAACTGATATAATTGGGGAAGGTAAAAAATGCGCCTTCCCCTTATTATGGATGAATATCCCTATTCAATGAATGAGTTTACAATGAAACTCGATCAAATAACTGGTTTAATTGACGTTACAAAATCCCCTGTGAATATGCCTGAAAACACAAATGCTAATGGTTTCTGGAAATACAACGAAGATAAAATCCTGAAACAACTTGAACAGTACATTTCTGGTACTTATAGTCAACATTATGTTGATCGTACTGGTGGTGGAACTGAACAAACCCTTGATAAGATTAAGCACAATCGTCGTGAAGGATTTTGTGCTGGTAATATCACTAAGTACACTGATCGTTATGATACTAAAGGAACTCCTCGTGCTGACTTGTTCAAGGTTTTGCACTATACTATTCTTTTGATTAATCATCTCAATCTCGTTGATAACAAGTGAAACTGAAACCCCAAATTATGAAACTCTCTGATAACACTCTGACCATTCTCAAGAACTTTGCTGGGATTAACAATTCCATTTTGGTCAAGCAAGGTACTAAACTCCGTACCATCTCTGTGGCAAAGAACATCCTTGCCGAAGCAGACATTACTGAAGAGTTTCCCCGTAACTTTGCAATTTATGATCTCAACCAGTTTTTGAATGGTCTTGGACTTCATCAAGACCCCGAACTGGATTTTACGAATGATTCTTATATCACAATTCGTGAAGGTAAGCGTCGTGTCAAGTATTTTTATGCTGATCCCAATGTAATCATCTCTCCCCCTGAGAAGGAAATCAAACTTCCCTCTTCAGATGTTTGCTTTCAACTAGAACATGCATCTTTGGAAAAACTTCTCAAAGCAGCAGCAGTCTATCAACTGCCTGACCTTTCTGCGGTTGGTGAAGCAGGTGTTGTGAAACTGGTTGTTCGTGATAAAAAGAACGATACTTCCAACGAATACTCAATCGTGGTTGGTGAGACTGATAAAGAGTTCACCTTCAACTTTAAGGTTGAGAACATCAAGATTATTCCTGGTGCATATGACGTGGTTGTGTCAGAAAAACTTTTGTCACAATTCAGTAATACCAAGTATAATCTGCAGTATTATGTTGCTTTGGAGCCCGACTCAACATTTGGATGATGGAATTTCTTCTCTATTTGACTCCTGTTGGACAACAGATCATTAGTGCTATTATGCAGAGAAATTACAATGTTAAGCAAAATGCTCCCATTTGTCGCAATAAAGAATTGATGGGAATTGTGCAAACTCCTAATTTTGTAATTTGTTTGAATAATATTAAAAATGCTGTAAGTCCAGTTGATTATTATGTAAATGAGACAGTTTATCATGAAGCAGTTCACGTAGCACAAGCATGTAAGAGAAAACCACTAGGTGTAAATGTTTCTTTAGATGCTTACAAAATGAATGATGTAGTTCGTTCTACAAAAATTGCTGGTGCATATCCTGTATATGAATCAGAAGCATACTTTTTAGAAGACAAACCCGAACAAGTGCTTTATTATTTGAAAAAGTTCTGCTTTTAACTATGAACATCTTCGTCACAAACGAATTTCCTGCTGAATCTGCAATTTGTCTTCCAGACAAACATATCGTTAAGATGCCCCTAGAATGCTGTCAGATGCTTTCTATTGTGGCATCCAAGTGGTATCATAACTACGGCACTCTTCCCAAGGCAGACGGTTCTTCCTATGCAACTGAGAAGGGTGCTTTTCGTAATCATCCCTGTACCAAGTGGGTAGCAGAATCTATTCACAATGCCTACTGGTTGATTAAGCACGGAATGAATTTATGTGATGAGTATGTAGTGCGTTATGGTAAGATCCATTCGTGCTATAATACTCTCCTGTCTGCCTACTATATTTTTCCCAAAGGAAAGATCACTGAGGTAACAGAATTTGTTCGTGCTATGCCCGACGAATACAAACTTGATGAAAGCATTGATACATTCACTGCATACAAAATGTATATTGCTTCCAAACCTTGGGTTGCGGAGAACTATCTTCGTATGCCTTCTCGTAAACCTGATTGGATTTGATTATGAGTTCTAACTTTATTTGGGTGGAAAAGTATCGCCCAAAGACCATTGAAGATTGCATTCTCCCTGAGAATATTAAAAAGACCTTTAGTGATTTTCTAAATAAGGGTGAAATCCCAAATATGCTACTTGCTGGTCCCCCAGGAGTGGGTAAGACCACAGTGGCAAAAGCACTATGTAATGAATTGGGAGTAGATTTTTATGTCATTAACGGATCCGACGAAGGTAGATTCCTCGATACTGTCAGAAACAATGCGAAGAACTTTGCTTCGACCGTCTCACTTTCGTCAGATGCTAAACACAAAGTCGTCATCATTGACGAAGCAGATAACACAGGGAACGACGTACAACTCCTCCTTAGGGCATTTATTGAGGAGTTTGCTGGTAACTGCCGATTCATCTTCACCTGCAACTACAAAAACAAAATCATCGAACCCCTCCACTCCCGATGTGCAGTGGTTGAGTTCGGTATCAAAGGAAAAGAAAAAACTCAGTTGGCAGGATCCTTCTTCAAGCGTCTACAGGACATCCTGGATGCGGAAGGTGTACGGTACGATCCGAAGGTACTTGCCGAACTAATCAATAAGCACTTTCCTGATTGGAGGCGAGTTCTCAATGAATGTCAGAGATACTCTGTTGGTGGTGAGATTGATAGTGGAATTCTTGCATCTTTTTCTGACGTTGCCGTAAATGATCTTATCACTCATCTCAAAGATAAGAACTTTTCTGAAGTCCGAAAGTGGGTGGTTGCCAACCTGGATAATGATTCTTCCGTGATTCTTCGCAGGGTTTATGATGCCTGTTATACTTGTCTATCACCCCAAACTATCCCTGCCGCCGTTCTTATTATTGCTAAGTACCAATACCAAATTGGTTTCGTTGCTGACCAGGAAATTAACCTCCTAGCAGCACTTACGGAGATTATGTGTGAGTGCGAGTTCCAATGAGACCTGAAACTAGAGAAGCAATGGAAATGCTTTTTACTGCTAAGTGGAATCTCCCAAAAGCAGCAGAGCATTGTAATCTTACTCATAAAGAGTGTAAGATTGTGTTTAATGAGTATTGTAATTTTCACCCTAAGACTTATGAAGACGGTACAGAAATCAATTAAAACCTGTCTTAGATATCCTGGTGGCAAGTCCCGTGCTTGCGTCAAGATGGACCCATACTTTCCCGACTTACGGAACTATGATGAGTTTCGGGAACCATTTCTTGGTGGTGGAAGTGTTGCCATTCATATCACAAAGAAGTATCCTAACTTGGATATTTGGGTGAATGACCTTTATGAACCTTTGGTAAACTTCTGGCAGGTTCTTCAAACTTTCCCTGATGATTTGAGAGATACTCTTTCTCGGGAAAAATCAAATAATAATAATCCAGAAGCAGCAAAAGAACTTTTTCTTGCTGCTAAAGATATGGTCAACGATCTTACGCTCACATCTGTTGATCGTGCCGTAGCATTTTATATTGTCAATAAGTGTTCTTTCAGTGGTCTTACGGAGAGTTCGTCATTTTCAGCACAAGCAAGTAATTCAAACTTCTCCTTGCGCGGCATTGAAAAACTACCAGAGTACTCTAAACTCATTGCAAAGTGGCGTATAACTAATTATTCCTATGATTATCTGATGGATGGAAACAAAGGTGCGTTTATGTATCTTGACCCTCCTTATGATATTAAGGATAATCTCTATGGGCGCAAAGGATCAATGCACAAAGGATTTGATCACGATAAGTTTGCTGCTGATTGCGATACTAATGATATGGATCAATTGGTAAGTTATAACTCCGATCAATTAGTAAAGACTCGTTTTCTTGGTGGAAAATGGACTGCTGCTGAGTTTGATTTAACTTATACGATGCGTTCAGTTGGTGAATATATGCGTGATCAAAAGCAACGAAAGGAACTTTTGTTGTTCAATTATACTAAAGGTCCTAAGATACAATTTAGTTTTGATGGATGTTATAATTATGATAGATTGAAGAAGGAGGGATTGGTTGATGCCTGAACTAAAAGATTGGTTAAACTCGATCAATCAAACGAAGAAGAATTTGATTGATGAAGACCCTTCACTTGAGAAGGATTATGCCCCATATATTATCAATCGTTGTTTCTCTGGGCATATTGATTGTTTGATGTATGCAAATGAAATGAACAAGTATCATTTCCTTCCAAAGAAGATGCAGTATGACTTTTTTATAAATAGTCTGAGAGTTAAAAAGAGATTTTCTCCTTGGCTCCGTAAAGATACGATCAAAGATCTTGATTATGTGAAACGTTACTATGGTTATAGTAATGAAAAAGCAAAGCAGGCTTTGAGGATTCTTACGCAAGAACAACTAACATTTATTAAATCGAAATTTGAAACTGGAGGAACAAAATGAGCGTAGTTCAAGAACCTGTTGTAAATTGGACACCTGACCAAATGGTTGAGGTAATCCTAAATGAACCTGATGATTTTCTTAAGGTTCGTGAGACTTTGACACGTATCGGAGTTGCTTCACGCAAGGAAAAGAAAATCTATCAATCTTGCCATATTCTACATAAGCAAGGTAGATACTATCTCGTACATTTTAAAGAATTGTTTGCACTTGATGGCAAACACGCCAATCTTACGGTAAATGATGTTCAGCGTCGTAATCGTATTGCTCAGTTGATTGCAGATTGGGGTTTGGTAGAAATCGTTGATGCTACCAAGATTCAAGATATTGCACCATTGAATCAAATCAAAGTTCTTTCTTATAAGGACAAAGGAGATTGGATTTTGGAAACCAAGTATAATATTGGTGCCAAAAAGAAAAGGGTGGAAGAGGAAACCGATTAATGTTTGTAACACGAGAAGATTTTTATTCT